CAGCCAGCAATCGACTGGTTCGCGTTGAGGGCAGAGCAGATCCAAGCAGAAGAGCGTAGCGCGTTTGTCGTTAGCGAACCTCGCGGTGCTACCATTGACGCTATGACTACTGCCGTCGAGACACGTCGAATCACCGTCAATGAGTTTGAGATCCGCGATCTCGGCGAAGGCGACGGAATGGCTTTCACGGGTTACGCTGCTGTCTTCAACTCCGAGTCGGAGCCGCTGCCATTTATTGAGCGCATCGCTCCCGGCGCGTTTGCAAATTCGCTCTCTTCGCGTAACGAGATCAAGATGTTCGTGAATCACGACACGACGCGCGTGCTGGCGTCGAAGCGTGCCGGTACGTTGCGACTCTCTGAGGATTCTCACGGCTTGCGGGTCGAGGCCGACTTGCCGCCGACGACGGACGGCAAGGATCTTGCAATTTTGATGAAGCGGGGCGATGTCGATTCCATGAGTTTTGGATTTAGCGTTCCGAGCGGTGGCGATACTTGGTCGCCGGACGGCGCGACGCGCGAACTGCGCGAAGTCCGTTTGCATGAGGTGTCTATCGTCACGGCTTTCCCGGCATACACGGCAACGAGTGCCGGCGTTCGCAGCCTTGACAATCTTGCTGCCGCTACTGGCGCCGACGCTTCGCAGCTTGACGCTGCGATCACGAAGCTTGAGGCCGGCGAGATGCTCGACGAAGACGCAGCAATGCTGATCGAGTCCGTCGTGCAGAAGCTCCGCGCCGATACGACCATCGGTGCCGAGGCCAAGGCGTCGCTAGACATGAAGCGCAAGCAGCTTGACCTTTTGTTCTCGCGCGTCTAGACGTACTTTCGCCCTGTTACCATTGGGGTTGTCTGATCTGCGGAGCCGCGGCAGGCGCACCCGGTGCGGAGCCGCGCGGGACATCCGTTAGACCAAACTTTTGATTCTTGAAAGGATCACCCCGCATGTCTGATTACTTGAAGCGCCAGAACGAACTGCGCCTGAACGCATGGGAAGAGGCCAAGCACCTGCTCGACGCAGCTGCCGCCGAGTCCCGTGACCTTACCGCTGAAGAGTCGGTCATCTACGACCGCATCTCCGAGGACATGGACAAGCGCGCACAGGTCATCGAGCAGATCACCAAGGACGAAGAGCGCGCATTGCGTCTTGACGTTGCTGCCGCTAGCGTCCGCACGGACGAGGCCGCACCTGCTGATGATGACGACGCCGAGGCTATTCGTAGCCTAGCTCGTGGAGAGGTTCGCTCGCTCGAGTTTGAGAAGCGCGACGTTCTCAAGACGAACACCGGGGCGCCAGTCCCAACTTCGTTCTACAACGAGATCATCCTGAAGGCTCGTCTCGTTGGTCCGATGCTCTCGACTTCGACAGTCATCACGACTGCCGGCGGCGAGAACCTCCAGATCCCTCGCGTCAACACCTACTCGGCTGCAACGATTGCTGCCGAAGCTGGGGCCATTGGCGAGAGCGATCCGGCTTTCTCGGCATTCATCACGATGGGTGCTTGGAAGTATTCGTTCCTCACGCAGGTTTCGCGCGAGATGATCGAAGACTCCGGCGTTGACATCCTCGGCTTTTTGGCCGACCAAGTGGGCCAAGGAATTGGCTTCAACGTCAACAACGCTCTGACTGTTGGTACAGGCACGACGCAGCCGAATGGCATCGTCACCGCTTCGACCCTCGGCGTTACGGGTGGCACGGGTACCTCCGGTGCCTTCACCGCCGACAACCTGATCGATCTGGCCTACTCGGTTGACGGCGCTGCGCGCATGTTGCCGGGTGCTGGCTACATGATGAACGGTGCCTCCATCGGTGCTGTCCGGAAACTCAAAGATACTGCGGGCAATTTTGTATTTTCGCCTTCGCTTGCTGTCGGCGTTCCTGACACCCTGCTTGGCTTCCCGCTCGTCGAGAACCCGGCAGTTGCTAGTGCCGGAACCGGCGTCAAGAGCGTCATCTTCGGTCATCTCCCCAGCTACATGGTGAGGCAGGTCGGCGGTATTCGTGTCGATAGCTCGACTGATTTCGCGTTCTCGACTGATCTGGTCACGCTGCGCTGCATCCTCCGGGTTGACGGTCAGCTGCCACAGGCAACTCACATCAATCACTTCATCGGTGGCGCATCCTAACCGATAGGTAGAATGGTGGCTACCCGGCAGATCGTTGTCGGGTAGCCACTATTTTTTTTGATCGGGGGAGCATGTCGAATCGCGCGACGCGACGCCAACAGGCGAAGCACACGAAGCAAGTAGCACCATCGCAAGCCGATGGCGTGACGCGGCAGCGAATACTTTTCAGCTCAAACGCGCCTTTCGCCGCGACGGGCTATGGCGTGCAGACCGCACAGGTTGTCGAGCGTCTAACGCTTGACCAGCACGAAGTAGCGATCGCGTGCAACTATGGCTTGCAGGGTGCGGAGACTACGTGGAATGGTGGCGTGAAGCTCTACCCAACAGGTGTGTCCGGTTATAGCGATGACATTCTGAACGCTCACGCGCAGCATTGGGCGCACGGAACAGAGTTGCCTAGCTTAGTCGTGATCTTGTTTGACGTGTGGGCGCTAGAGAATCCCGGCATCAAGCAGATCCCGAAGATTGCAGCATGGGCGCCGATCGATCACCAGCCAGCACCACCGAAGGTGCTGCAATGGTTGAAGCGTCCGAACGTCAAGCCGATCGCAATGAGTCGATTCGCCGAGCGGATGATGGCTGACGATGGCATCGAGTCGATCTACGTGCCGCACGCGGTCGAGTCGATCTTCAAGCCAACCCCATCTTTCGCGGATGCCGACGGAACACAGGTCACGGGCCATCAGCTCATGGGCGTCGAACCTGACCGTTTCGTGGTGATGATGAACTCTGCCAATAAAGGCAGAACGCCAGTACGCAAATGCTTCGGCGAGAACCTCTTGGCGTTCTCGATCTTCGCCAAGAACCATCCCGACGCGATTCTTTACCTGCATACCGAAGCGTCTGCAATCGCCACGGGCGTAGACTTGCGCGCTCTGATCCGCGGCTGCGGTATTCCTGAGAATCAGGTCTGCTTCGTCGATCAGTATCTCTATCGCATGAACCTGCCGCAGCAGGCGCTAGCGTCGCTCTACACGGCCGCCGACGTGCTGTTGGCAACATCGGCCGGCGAAGGCTTCGGTGTCCCTGTAGTCGAAGCGCAGGCGTGCGGTACGCGCGTGATCGTGAGTGACTGGACAGCACAGAGTGAACTTTGTGGCGATGGTTGGGCGGTTGAGGTCCAGCCGCTCTGGGATCCTTATCAAGACGCATGGTTCGCAACGCCGATGATCCCGCGCATTGTCGACTCGCTCGAGGCGGCGTACGCGGCCGAGCGCGGGACAAGCCAACAGGCAGTCGACTTCGCGGCTGACTACGATGCGGATGTTGTATATGCAAAGTATTGGCGTCCCGCGCTCGAGCAGCTTGCCGCGTGGGATCCAAGCACGACATGAGCGGACTAGCGACGGTCATCATCCCCGTCTTGAATCGCTATGACCTGCTCGAGCGTGCGATAGGTAGCCTCGGCAAAGTCGATCGACTTGTCATCATTGACAATGGCGACAACCTCGGAGATGAGGATCTGCGATTCTGGCAGACGGATGGGCAATTGGAAGGCATCGGAAAGACGTATCTGCTGACGATGCCATCCAACCTAGGTGTTGCAACGAGTTGGAATATAGGCATCAAGGCAACACCAGAATCGGACGGATGGTTGCTGCTGAACTCGGACGCGTACTTCGCGGGTGGCGCGTTCTCGGTGTTCGCCGGCGAGACCGACGGCGTAGACGTTCTGCAAGCGGGACGGCCACCGTGGTGCTGTACGTGGATCAGTAGTCGCGCGATCTCTGAGGTTGGCTTGTTCTGTGAGCGATTCTATCCAGCCTATTGCGAAGATATGGATTGGCAGCGACGCGCACAGGTCTGCGGGATCGGCTTCGCGGGGTCGTCGGCTCACGTTCAGCACGACAACTCCAGCACGATCGAAGCATCGCCGGATCTGAAGGCGCACAATGCGCGAACGCACGCAGCCAACGCGGGATACTTTGAGGAACGCTGGGATGGTCTTGCGGATAACCAGCTGCCGGCGGATGCTGACTGGCGGTTATCGACTAGGCTGGCGAACGCTTGGCATAATAATGGTGGCAGGGGCGAGTGACCACTTTGCTCAATATCGAAGCGATCCTCGGACGGCCAGAGCATCCACCAGAGATAGAGACGCCGCTGCATGAGTTGCAAAGGCACCGCGTGCTTGTCACCGGGGCGGATGGGAGCATCGGATCAGCTATCACCATGCTGCTGAATGATTGCGGTGTGTCTACGATCGGAACAGACATCGGCGATTGTGACGTGACGAACCGCACGATGCTCGCCGATGTGATGGCGCTCGTCAAGCCTACGCTGGTATTTCACCTTGCGGGTGCCAAGCACGCGCCAGACGGAGAGATAGACCCGCTTGACGCGGCGACCATAAACATTACTGGCACCGCGAATGTAGTCCGCTCGACCAGCGCACGCGTAGTCACCGCCAGCACATGCAAGTCGTGCGACCCGGAGACCGCTTATGGGGCAACTAAGCTGGTGGCTGAGCGCATCACGCTCAACGCTGGCGGCAGCGTGGCACGCTTTTACAACGTACCCGAATCGTCCGGCAACGTGTTTGAGATATGGAAGTCCTTCCCAGATACCGACGCAATCCCGGTCACCATATGCGAGCGCTACTTTGTTTCGCTCAACGAGGCTCTAGCGCTCCTGCTCTGGGCTGCGGTGCTGCTTCCGGGGAGATATGCGGTCGCACCGGGACCGCCGCGAGATATGATCTCGGTTGCATCCGCGCTCTATCCCGATCGCGTACAGGTGCGTATGCCTCGGCGCCGGGGTGATCGAATGGATGAGCCTCTGCACGCTGCCAGCGAGACTCTACATACGACCATCGTTCCCAATATCGTCCGCATTGAATCACCCCATGATCCGGGGGCGGCATGACTCACGACTCCGTGATTATTCGTGGCGACGTGACGATTGGCGAGCGCGTCACAATCGAGCCGTACGCGATCATCACGGGACCATGCACGATCGGCAACGATGTCTTCATCGGGGCGTACGCGATCATTGGCGGTGACGCGCAATTCAGAGGCATCTATCCTAGTCCGACGACGGCTGATGCTCGGCGCTGCGGTGTCATCATCGAAGAACGTGCGTGCATCCGCGAAGCTTCAATTATCCATCATGGCGTCAATGGAGTGACGCGCGTAGGATCTGACGTTCTGCTGATGACCGGCGTGCATGTCGGTCACGATTGTCACGTTGGCGATGGCGCGACGCTTGGCAGTCACTCTGCTCTTGCTGGCTATACGGTCATTGGAAAGAACGCAACCTTCGGGCAGGGTGTCGTGACGCATCCGTGGATCGTTGTTGGCGAGGCGGCAATGGTGGGATTGAACTCCAGCGTTATCCGTGACGTGCAGCCATTTGCGAAGGTGGCGGGATCTCCGGCGCGTCTGCTTGGATCGAATACGCACCGCGATAGTAGTCTGCCGGCGACGTACGATTTTGACGCGCTCGGATCGAACGTGGTTGCTGGTTGGAACGACTTGCTGGGTCAGCGTTCCGGTCTGAAGGTGCTGGCGTCGCAAACATGAGTCGCATCGCAGTCGTGACCGCGAGCCTTCCAAGTCGCGTCGAGTTTCGCGCTGAGTGCGTCGCCTCGGTCATGGCGCAAACACTCCAGCCCGTCGCGCACCTTATTCATCTGGACTATCAGCGAAGCGGACCAGCTGCCTGCCTGAACGCGATGCTACCCGCTGCCGTCGAGACTGGGGCGGACTGGATAGCGCAGATCGCAGATGATGATCTTATGTACCCTCGGCACCTAGAGTTGCTGGCCGGAGAGACTGAAGCTGACATTGTGTATTCATACTGCGATGTCATCGGACGCGGCAACTGGAATCCCTCGGCACCATTTGACGCGGAAAGATTACGCGTCGGGAACTACATCCCGGCAACGACCCTGATCCGCACGGAACTGTGTGTTGATCTTGGCTGGCGCACGGATGCGGCCTATGGCTTTGAGGATTGGGACTTTTGGATTCGTGCGCTAGACGCCGGCGCTCGCTTCGTGTGCGTTCCCTTCGTGACGTGGCAGTACCGCTTTCACGGCGATAACCTGTCTGCGGCGGGGTAGAATACACTCATGGCCGTTGTCAATGGATATTGCACGCTTGCTCAAGTCAAAGCCGCTCTGCGGATTACTGACAACACCGATGATACGCTGATTGAAGGATCTGTTGAGGCCGCATCGCGTCTGATTGACGGATACACGCTCCGCAATTTCTACCAGTCGGGAACCGTGTCGCGCCTATTTACCGCGCCAGATCCCCTCTATTGTCCGATCGATGATCTTGCCGGAACCGCAGTCACGATTCAGACATCGACGCAGGCAAACGGTACGTTTGACGTTACTTTCGACCCGATTGACTATCAGCTCGAGCCGCTCAACGGCAATCTTGACGGCATCGCATGGCCGTACGATCGCATTCGCGCTGTTCGTAATTATGCCTTCCCTATGGTCTCGGCAAACTTTGGTGAGCAAGCGCTAGTCAAGGTGACGGGAGTGTTCGGCTGGCCGGCGGTACCAAAGGCAATTGAGCAGGCGACGATCTTGCAGGCTGCTCGCCATTTCAAGCGTTACGATTCTCCGCTCGGTGTCGCCGGCTTCGGTGACTTCGGTGTGGTGCGCGTCAGTCGGTTCCTAGATGCTGACGTGCAGATGCTTGTTGAGCCATATAAAAAAATGAGGCTGTTCCGTTGACCGCGACGGTAGGGCAAGTCAAGACGGCGCTAGCTACTGCTGCCGCGACGATTACGGGACTACGCACGTACGATCGGCAGCCGGACAATCTGAACGCACCATTTGCTTTCCCTTCGCTTCAGTCGGTCGATTATCACGGAGCTATGGGCGCCGGGTCGATCCTTCAGACGTATACGCTGACTGTCGTCGTCGGTCGCGCGTCAGAGCGCGCAGCAGAAGACCTGCTCGATACTTATCTATCTTACGGGTCTGGTGGCATTCGTGCCGCTATTGAATCTGACACCAGTCTTGGGGGAGTCGTGCAGACCTGCATCGTTGAATCGGCCGGCACGATCGGCACCATTGACGGCAATGACACGCTGTATTTGATGGTTGAGTTTCGCGTACTCGTCTACACATAAGGAGTTTGACGATGGCAAAGTTTATCGTGGCACCCGGCTTTGTTGTTGGGGGCAAGACTGAGGGACAAGAGGTCAAGACGTCCGATGTGGATCGTTTGGACATCATGATTGAATCAGGGCGCGTGGTTGTCAAAGCCGCAGAATCGTCGTCTACAATGAAGACACAACCCGACGTGTCCGGCTCCGAGGAGGAGTAAAACCATATGGCCAAGCTCGTTCTCACCAACTCGAACATCACCATCGGTGGCACGGACGTGTCGGCGAATGTCGCCAGCGTTCAGATTGAAACTTCCGTTGACGAGGTTGAAACGACTGCATTCGGTCCGGGCAACGGCAAGACGCGCGTCGGTGGCCTGCTCGATACCACGATCTCGCTCGACATGCACAACGACTACAGCGCCATCGAGGGTCTCGTCTACCCGCTGATTGGCAGCACGACGACCGTTGTTGTCAAGCCGAACGGTACGGCAGTCTCGACCACGAACCCGAGCTACACGGCTACCGTCCTCGTTACTGGCTGGAGTCCGGTCAATGGTGCCGTCGGAGAGCTGAACACAGTATCGATCTCATGGCCCGTTTCGGGAACTGTCACAAAAGCAGTTGCTTAGTCTGACCGCGTAATCTCTACGCCCGGGGAGGGCTGGCATGGAACTACAATTCAAGATCAAAGAAACAGGCAAGGACAGCGTGATTGTCCGCGCCGCGTTGGTCGATATCGTCGCATGGGAGGATCGCTTTGAGCGACCATCTTCGACAATGGGTGGCGATTCGATCTTCGCGCGCGACTTCGTTTGGCTAGCTTGGCATTCGCAGAAGCGCACGGGTGCAACCAATCTTGACTTCATGGATTGGGTCGCCACGCTTGACGAGATCGAGGGCGCCGAAGAAACGACGCTTGTCCCTTTGGAGAGTCCAGCAGTCATTGGCTCATCGCCAGTCTCGCAGTAGAAACGGGCATCGCGCCTAGCGTGCTGATGCTCGAGTCTGAGCGCATGATCTGGACAATGCTGGGATATATTCGCTGGCGAAGCGTTCACGCGAACCGGTAGACTGACTCTATGGCTACGCAGCAAATACGTGGCTTAGATGACGCGCTGAAGACTCTTCAGAAGATGGATCCGGTTCTTCGCCGCGAAGCTGTCAAACGCTTGAAGGGCGACGTGCAGCCGATCGTGTCGGCTATCAAGGCGGGGATACCACAGGCTCCATTGTCTAACTGGGTCGCGCCTAAGCAGTCGAGCGCTCGGCGCGGGACTGTTTCTGCGGGTCGCAGCGGAGCGGCCGGGACACCCTACTGGCAGGCTGGCAAAGCGAAGAGTGGCGTCCGCGCGAGCGTAAAGAAGCAGAGCGCTCGCCAGATGAAAGGCAAAGCAATATTGGTGAGCGTACGCCAGTCGAATGGTGCCGGCGAAGTATTCGACATGGCCGGCAAAAAGACCAATAGCGTCTTTACCCGTAACCTGACTGCTAAGTGGGGCGGACCATCGCGTTTGATGTGGCCGACTGCCGAGAGGCACAAGCCGGCGGTTGTCGCGTCGATCAATAAGAGTGTCGTGAATATGTCCGACATCATCAATGAAGAGCTGCGGCTTCGCGGCTATTCGCGTTCTGCTCCGCGTGCGTCTGGTCATTTCCGCTAGGTATAGGCAGGTAGAATAGACTCATGGCTATTGTAATTCCGATTGGCGTTGATACCTCCGGTCTATCGCGCGGACTCTCGCAAGGCACTAGCGGACTCCGCAAGTTTGGCAAGATGGCTGCCATTGTCGGCGGCGCAGCTGCGCTAGGTGGACTTGTTGCCACGCTGAAGATCGGCGTCGATGAGTTCATGGGCGCGCAGAAGGTGTTGGCGCAGACGGGTGCGGTGCTGAAGTCAACGGGCGGCGCGGCGAATGTGACGAGTAAGCAGATCACCGACATGTCAACGAGTCTCATGAAGTTGACTGGAATCGATGACGAGGCGATCCAATCCGGCCAGAACTTATTGTTGACGTTCACCAAAATTCGCAACGAGACTGGTGCCGGCAATAAGATCTTTGATCAAGCTACGCTGGCCATGACGAACCTATCTGTTGCGATGGGTAAGGATATGAACTCGTCAGCGATCCTCGTTGGCAAGGCGCTCAACGATCCCATCAAGGGTGTCGGCGCTCTATCGAAAGCCGGCGTGCAGTTTACGGCATCGCAGAAAGATACGATCAAGTCTCTCGTTGATTCTGGCAATGTCATGGGCGCACAGAAGATGATCTTGAAGGAGCTGGAGACACAGTTTGGCGGGAGCGCGAAAGCCGCCGGCCAGACGTTGCCGGGTCAACTCAACATTCTCAAGGAAACTTTCCGCAACCTGTCTGCTGATCTAATTACGACATTCATCCCGTATGTCTTTCGCGCTACGCAATCCCTCTTGACCTTTGTGCGTGGCTTCGCCAAGCAGCCAACACTCACGGCCAAGGTTGACTTTGTTGTTGGGGCATTTCAGAGTCTTTTCTGGAATGGTGTTTCGACGATCTCGGACTGGTGGCAGAAGCGCAAGGTTACGTTTGAGGATAATCCTGCGAACCGTCTGAAGGTGACGATCACGCCATCGGGCGAAGAGCAGCTGAACACACTCTTTGAGGATCTAAAAAAGAAGCTTGACAAGAAGGCCGACACACTCGGCAAGGCGCTAGGTAAGAAACTTGTCAAGGGGATCTTTGGTGGTGGCAAGGATCAGGCTAGCGAGTCTGGGGATCAGTTTATTAGTGACGTATTTGTGGCGCTGTTGGTCAACAAGCCAGCGCTAGATCTTGGCAAGCGCGTCGTGCTGGCAATCTTTGAGGGGATGCGCGAGCAATTCAATCAGTCTTTGACTGACAATCCTTTGGGAGTCTTCCTGCGTAGTTTGGGTGCGGTGACTGGTCCAATTGGTTATAACCTCGGCACTACGATTGCAGACCAAATTGAGCAAGGCCAAAACGACAGGCTGCCAAAAGCAAGAAAGGCTTTCATAGGAGCGATCACGAAGACGGTGCGCGATGCCGTGAACGCTGCGCGTCAAGGGCTTGCTGGGCTTGGTTCATCGCTTGGGGGGATGCTCTCGACGATCACGGGTACATCGTCTGCCGATGCGAAGCGTGCTGCCGAGATTCGTAAACAGCAAAAGGCTGAGGCGGCCACGCGTGAGGGTAATCGCTTGCAGCTCGTGAAGGATTCTGCCGTTACCGATGAGGAAATTGCGCAGGCCAATCAGGACTTGCAGGACTTCAAGCTTGAACAGGAAGCGAGTGCTGCTGAGGATCGCGTGGCAATCGCACAGTCTGCCAATCAGCGCTCAATCGATAATCTGATTGAGTCGTTCAACCGGGGCGAAATTAGCGCGCAGGCTTTCTCGACTGGTCTAAACTCGATCATTGGTGCCGATCGGGGCGGGGAACTTGGTGCGGCTTTTGCTGGCGCGTTTGCACGCGAGCTTGATTCGATCATTGCCGCTGCCAATGATATTCAGAGCGTGATCAATAAGGGTGGACAGAAGCTACCAATTACGGGTGAGATGGGAACGCCGGCAGCGGATGCAGCTCGTGCCGCCCATGCTGAGTGGAAGTCTGCGCGCGATGCTCGGCTGAAGACTGCGCGTGATGCTCGCCGCACTAAGGGATCGGACGGCGGCACGAAGATCACGGATGCCGAACAGCGGCAGATTGACAAGATCATGGCTGGATATGACAAGGCGAACCCAGAGCCAATCCGCATGGCTGCCGGCGGCATCTTGAAGCGTCAGGTTTTCACGGCTGGCGAAGCTGGTCGTGAGGCTGTCATCCCGCTTGGCTCGAGCGAAGCTATGGGGATCATGCGCGACGCGCTCGGAGGTGGCGGCGGAGGTGGCTCGACGTATAACCTTGTGATCAATGCTGGTCTTGGCACGAATCCTGACGAGCTTGGCCGCGTGATCGTCGAGTCAATCAAGAAGTTTGAGAAGCGCAACGGGCAAGTCTTTGCTGGTCCACAGATTCAAGCTACCTCGGCTGGTGTCTCGACCAATGGTGGAACGCAGACGCGCAATCTAAGGAAGAACTAGGTTGGCTACGCCGAGCCTGCTAGTCCAGATCGGCTTCGACACGTCGAGTCAGGGCGGTCCGTTCTTTCTGTGGGCTAACGGGACGGCGACGAATACGCCAGAGGCTATAGCTGCGAATCCGCAGAGCATCTTTGACAACACCGAATACCGATTCGGCGGAACGCTGAACTATGACGTGACGACTCGCGTCCGCTCCGTGTCGATCACGCGCGGCAGGTCGCGCGAGTTGGATCGTTACCAGACCGGCGTTGCCAACATCACATTCAACAATCAAGACCGCGCATTCGATCCGTTCTACACGTCCAGTCCGTACTACCCGGATATCAAGCCGCGCCGGAACGTGACGATCTCGACGATCACGGGCGCGTCAACGGCTGTCCAATTCACCGGCATCATCGAAGACTGGGGACTCGATTACAACGTCAGCGGCGAGTCTACAGCTGGCGCGGTTGCTGCTGATGGATTCATCACGTTCGGCGGTCAGCAGATTGCAGCGCACACGGCAACGAGTCAGACATCTGGCGCGCGTATCGCGGCGATCCTGAACCGCAGCGAGATAGACTGGCCGACAACCTTGCGGAATATTGACACGGGCGCACAGACACTACAGGCCGACGTTGTAGATGCCGGCACAGATGCGCTTGGTTACTTGCAGCTGATCGAGGCGAGCGAGCCGGGACAGCTCTTCATGTCTAAGTCGAATGCCGTTACCTTCAAGAATCGCAACTCTGGAGCTACGATCGGCACCGTGACGTTCTCGGACGCCGGCGGCACCACGATTCCATACACGGACATTACCGTTTCATACGGCACCGAGCTGCTCTATAACCGGGTCAACATTGCGCGGCTGGGTGGCTCGATCCAGACGGCTGCCGGAAGCGCGTCGCAGAGTGAGTACGGGATCACGTCGCTGGACTACAACGGCCTGCTGATCGACACGGACGCTAACGCGCTCGCCCTATCCCAATACCTAGTCGGCAAGTATGACGAGCCGGATCTGCGCTTCGACACGATGACGGTCGAGCTGGCTGGACTCGGCACGGCTGACCAGTCGAAGGTTCTCGGCTTGGAGATCGCCGACATCATCTTGCTGGAGTACCAGCCGAACCGGATCGGGGCGCGGATCTCGAAGAACGTGCAGATCATCGGCATCCGCAACGACATCCGACCGATG